TTATAGGAATATTTATTTTCATCAATTAGTTTCGCTCCAGTAAGTGTACATATAGGTTTATATCCGTCTTTTATACCAAAAAACTTTTGCAAGCATTTCATTTCAAATACAGAATTATGGCAAATAAAAGACTGATTATCAACTATTGGAAGTGTAACACTTACATTCACATAACAAGAATTTGTTCCATTATACAAGGAAAATCCTACCATTTCCATTTCTGAATAATCAAGAGAAGTTGTTTCAAAGTCAATAGAAATAGGATTAGTCCAATTTTCTTTGCACCAATTTTCAAATTCTTTATTGTCTTTTATTATTGTTTTCATCTAATCTTCATTTGCAAATAAATGTAAAGCTAAAATAGTAACTATTACTGGAAGTAAAGTTTCAAATCCCCCAATAAATCCATATTTAGCAAATCCTGTATAAAATGCTCCTGCAATAATAATAACCATCACTGCATAATCAATAGTTTTATTTGATGTCAAATCTTGAATCCATTGTGATATTGTTCTTTCTTTTTTCCATACTAAATAAAGGTCTATAACTCCTGCTGCTATCAAAGGAATATAAGCCAAACCAGTTTCCAATAAAATAAACAACACAAAACTTCCCAATAAACAACCTGCACCAATTTTTTGCAACTTCATTTTAATTCTCCAATTTCATTTCTCTTAATTCTTCTCCTGTTAATTTACAATTTTTCATTTTATCAGCAATAAATCTCCCAGTTGTTTTATACCAATCTGGATATTTTTGTTTAGTTACTGTAAGTGCCTGATAAATTATTTCTATTTGTTCCAATGTTTTCACCCCATTATCAAAGATAAATTTTATTGGGTTATATCCTTTTGCTTCTATTTCTTGTAATACTGGTAACCAAATCAATATTTGTTTTTGTTCATCTGACATTTCTTTTATAGGAATCATTTTTACTCCATTTAGTAAAATTTATAACATTTAGAAAAAAAGCTGGAATTGTTATAATAAGCAAACCATAAATCCCTGTCCTTAAAGCAATTACAGTCCAAAGAATAGAACCAATTATATGAAATACAAAACCTATTCTGGCTTTTTCTCCAACAAAATACTTACCTATCAATTCAAATATACCAGCCAAAACATCCATTATTTTTTCCAAACAAAAAATATATATGCAAGTGTAAGTAAAGACAAAGGGCCAAGAAATAGTTGTCCTATCATTATAGTCCAATTATGCTTTCTAAACTTTATTCCTCTAAATAAATCAATTATAATACATAACAAATTTGATAACAAACCACAACCAAACCAGAATATAAATACAGCCGATAAGATTTTTAACATTTTTTATCTCCTTAAATTCTTTCATAAGTTTTATTAAATACATCATTTGAAATTGGATAAACATTACCTTCTGAATCAAAAGCTAACCAGCCATCTTTACAGAACATAAGACCTTCTGATGTTTCAACTTTAAATGACCCATCCACACGAACAGCTAAAGTTGTTAATTTTTTACGATAATGCCCCCATCTTAAATCATAAGTTGGAAAAGGTAGATTGTTTTTATTATATACTGGTATTTTTTTATCTATCATTTTTTATCTCCTTTCCCATTTTTTTAAATAAAAAGGTAAAGAACTTCTTATTTGTTCATCTCTTCTCCAACTCTTTTTCAAAATTATTTAGACATTCAATAGCTTTATAAATTAACTCTCTTTGTTTCTTTCGAGAACCAATAAGAGCTAATTCAAGAAACCTATAAGCCTCTTTGAGATAGTATTTAGAATCCCCGTCCATTCATTTTCTCCAAACATCTTTTACATATTTTCTTTTCAGATTCTATTTCCCAGCCAAATGTAATCTTATTATCATTATTATACACTTTTTTCCTTCGCTTGTCAACAATAAAATTAACTTTTTCTTTAGGTTTTGAAGATTTTCCGCATTTATCACACACAAACATTAAAATTTCCTTCTTATTTTGTATTTTTTTTCAAGATATTCATAACTTATTGTTTCAATACTTTCTTCTGTGTCAAAATAATTCTCTCGACTAAATGTTTCTCCTAAATTAGTTATTCTCCAAATATGATTATGTAAATTATCTCTCTCTCTTCGAGATACATTCCTTATTCCTTCAAATCTTTCCCAGGCGTCAGGATGATTTCTCTTAAATCTTTCCAACCTTTTTTTAACAGCAATTTCTGAAATTCCTAATTTTTCAGCCACTTCTTTTATTTTCAATCCTTCACCCAGAGGCCCTGGTGTGATTAACAATAATACTTCTATTTGCTTCTTTGTCGGTTTCATAGCATCATTATAACAAAAACCAAATTACAAGTCAAGTGAAAAATTTGAAAAAATAAAATATTTTTTCCTAAAAAATATAAGTCAAAGATGCCTAAAAACATATACTAAATGGGATGGCTGATAGAGAGACGTATGTTATTTGACAAATATATAATGATTTATTTATTTATGGGACTTTCTATGACAACGGGATTGGCGACTTAAGGCCCATATTTAGACAGGATATGGGCTTTCCCAGAGGGAATCTTGGCGACCCGACTTTATACTGACAAAGTATAAAAAATCAGCTAAACTTGAAGTCAACTAAGTTTGGTTGATTTACCTGACAAGGGCAACGGCTCTATACCTCTTGATAGATTGTTTAATAAATAAATATAATTATTATATCAAAAGTATATTAGTCTTTTATTATATACCATATAAATAATATATAATATATAATATAATATATTATTTTGTCAGGTAAAGAATAAAAGACAGAAGTCGCGGTACGTAAATAGAAAAGTAAAATAAGTCCGATAATGAAAGAATAGTAATTGTTGAAAAATACTTCTAATGTATCGAAAGTTAAAACATTGTGATTGTTGTAAACGATGGTTGGATATAAGGAATTTTCTAAAAAGAGAAGACAGAGAAGGATATTATTCTTGGTGTTTTGATTGTATGAAGGAAAGAGGCAGAACTGGGGATTATCCGCCTTTGAGGGAAAGAGGAGGTGGAACGATAGATTTAGGGGATAGAGACTAATAACGTGGCTAATATACCAAAAAAGAAGTTTGAAATAAAGAAAAGGGCAAGATTCGATGCATCCTGGCTTCCTGTAATTCAAAATCTTACTGCGTTAGGATTAAATGAAAGTGATATAGGAGTAATCCTTGGTTATACTGGAAAGAATGCCAGGGATTGGCTTAATAATTTAAAGAAAAACCATCCAGAAGTAAAGGATGCTTGGGAATTAGGTAAAAGAATAGCTGATGTTCAGTTAGTAACCAAAGCCTTTCTTGCTGCAACTGGATATGATTATAAGCAAGAGAAAGTAAAATATAAAGCAGTAACAAAATACGATGGTGATAAGCCTTATACTGATTGGGTTGAAACAGAACGGGAAGAAGTTTTAAAGCACGCTAAATCTGACCCTGCTGTTTTGAAATTTTTGTTGTGTAATAGACTTCCTGAATTTTTCTCTGAAACTAAAAGATTGGAAATTGATAAAACAATTTTGAGTCTTGAGGGAAAAGATATGGAGGCAGAGATTAAAGCTTTTGCCGGTCGTCTTTTTGAGATTGCTGATAATAAAACGATAGATGCTGAATTTGTGGATAAGGAAGCAGATGAAGCTACCAGATAATCCAAAAGCATTTTATGATTTAATTCCAACGGATATTCAAGAAAATCTGAAATTTAGGATTAGACTGCATAATTTACTTGCAAAAGATAAAGGGCTGCAAGATTTTTATTTAGGATTATGTTTAGAATATTTTCCGATATTATTTTCAAGTTGTTTTTGGACATATAATCCACAAAAGCCACCAGGAGAAAGAAATCAACCGTTTATTTTAAGGCCAAAACAAATTGAGACTGTTAATGTTTTGGATTGGTGTGTTAAAAATGAAAACGATTTTGCAATAAATAAAAGTAGAAAAGAAGGTGCTTCGGAGATTATTGTTAAATATTTTGTTGGGTATGCTCTTCTAAACGAAGATACACATTTTATTTTAGGTTCTCGAACAAAAGAACTTGTTGACAATATTGGAGACCCTACTACTTTATTTGCCAAAGCAGATTATACTCTTAACTCTTTACCTTCTTGGTTAAAAAAGCGGATTAGATATAATCCTAAAACAGACAGAAAAGATATGCAATTAAAGATAAGGGCTACTAATTCTTCTTTATCTGGTTCAACAACGAATGAAAGTTTTAGTGCTGGCAGTAGGGCAACCGCATTATTGTTAGATGAGAATGGCAGAATTTGGCCTCTCAATTTAGCTGAATCTATCGAAGGTTCTGTACACGATATTTCAAATTGTGTTATTTATAATTCTACTCATTGGTTTGGAGAGAATCATCCGTTTAATAAAGCTATTCATAGAAAATCAACAAAAGTTGTTACTCTTTTTTGGTGGGAAAATCCAGAGAAGGCAAAATTTCTTTATTCAACTCCTGAACCTGGAGTTGTAGAATTGCTTGATGTTGAACGATATAAAGAAAATTATCCTGAATTATTTGATTATGCAGAAAAAGACTAAAATTTGTAAAAAATGCAAAAAAGAGTTAGATTTTAATTCTTTTTATAAAAACAAAGATGGAAAAGACGGGTATCGAAATGTGTGCAAAATTTGTTCACGAAAATCTCAACGAGATTATAAACGGAATAATTATAAAAAGAATCCTGAATATTATAAAAAAGCAGTAAATAAATGGAGAAAAAATAATCCTAAAAAAGTGAAAAAAACAAAGAAAAATTGGCAATTGAAATCTGATTATGGGATTACATTGGAACAATATAATGAGATGTTTCAAAAACAACAAGGATGTTGTGCTGTTTGCGGTAGACATCAATCTGAGTTAAAAAGAGCTTTAGCCGTTGACCACAATCATAAAACAGGACAGTTAAGAAAATTGCTTTGTGATAGATGTAATGTTGGTCTTGGCTTTATTGAAGATTCAGAATATTTGAAGAAAGCGATAGAATATTTGAATGAATTCAATTTTATTTAAACATAATAAACCGATTAGGATTGTTGTTGATAAACTTCCTAAACATTTAAGAAAACTCTTTATTGCAGATGGCGGATTGAATTTACCTTTACCCTTACGTTCTCCTTGGCATGATGAAGAAGAGGAAAAGAGAAGAGGGAATAAAAGAGATTTTTATTGTAATATATGGGGAACTCCTATTGGTTCTTCTGACTCTGTATTTGATGTTAATATTTTAGCTAAAATTGAAAAAAGATGTAAGCCTCCTAATTATGTTGGAGAGATTATTTTTGATTATGATGACTTTGGTAAAATCTCAACGAGTAATTTTATAGTTAATCACGGCAGAAAAAGATTAAAATGGTGGGGAGAACTTAAAAACAATCGTCCTAATCAAGAACATAATTATATTATTGGATGCGACCCTTCTTATGGAATGGGTTCTTCTAATTCAGTTGCAAGTATCTATGATGTGAATACTTCTGAAGAAATAGGAAAATGGGTTTGTCCTAATACCCCACCAGAAGATTTTGCTGACCTTGTAGTTGCTTTAAGTAGATGGATAGGAGGGATAAATAATCCCTTCATAATTTGGGAGAATAATGGAGGACACGGAACTAATTTTACTAATCGGCTTGTTTGGCATCGTTATCCAAGATTATATACACAAAAAACCGAAGATACTAAAATTAGAAAAATTGGTAGAAGATATGGATGGAGAAGCAATAAAAATACTAAAGAACAACTTTTAGGAGAACTGGGAGTAGCTTTAAGTGGAGGATTATTAGATAAAAAATATAAAGCAATAAAAATTTATGATATAGACCTCTTAAATGAATTAAGAGATTATATGTATGTTGGAAGTGAAATAACGTCAAGTGCGAAAGCTGATTTATCTTCTGGTGCAAGAGAAAGACACGGAGATAGAGTTATAGCTGCTGCTCTTTGTGTTTTAGGGACAAGGGATGCTCCTCCTGGATTTTGGGAAAGAAAAAATGATGCTCCCTTCGGAACTTTCGCCCATAGGTTTTTTGAAGAAAAGAAAAAAGACCAAGAAAAAGAAACAAAAGAAAAATTTAGAAGAAGGGAATACTTATTTAGATGAGCCAAAGAGTTATTGACCTATACGAACATAATTTGAAACAAAGTTTTCCAGCTAAGTTGCAAATAATGGCAAAGGCTTGGCGGGAAAAGTGGAAAGAGCCTTTAAGAAAAAATCAGAAATTGCTTAAATTGTGGGCTTCTGGATATTTTTCTTCAACTTATGATAGGGAACATTTGATAAATCTTATTGATAGAGCTTTATTTACTATTGTCCCTTATCTTGTAGAAGGAAATCCTGAAGTCCTTGTGGAAACCAAAATTCCTAATATCAGACCGTGGGCAAAAACAGTTCAACTGGGATTAAATTTTCTTATGGAGAAATATAACTTTGCTGAAAATGTTTTAATCCCTGTTGTGATAAACTCAATGTTTGGAGCTGGAATAACCAGAACAATTTTTGAATATGATAGGGTTATTTCTTTAGATAATGATGTTATTAAAGCTGGTTCTCCAAGAGTAATAGTTATTGACCCTGCGAATTATATTGGAGACCCTTCGGCAAAAAGACGTAGTGATTTTGTGATTGAGGGAGATATTTATAGGCTTCCAACAGATTATGCAAGGGATTTATTTTCAAAATATGCTGACCATATTAAACCTGATTGTAAATTAGCTACAAAATTTGGCGCAGAAGAAATATCTTCTCCGAATTTTGATTACAATAGAATGTCATTAAGGAGTTACAGCACCTTTATTGATATTTATTGTAAAGATGATAATACAATTAAAACAATTATGCCAGAAGGAAAGAAGGCTGTTATTTTAAGAGAGGTTGAATGGGATGGCCCTCGTGGCGGGCCTTATGATTATTTGGCTTATCGGTGGTATCCTGATACTCCTATTCCCCTTCCCCCTATGTGGTTTATTCACGACCTTGATGTTACTATGAATGTGTTAGCCAAAACTGCAAGGGAACAAGCAGAAAGTCAAAAGAACATTGTTTTCGTTCCTCCTGAAGCAAGAGAGGCTGGAAAGAAAATTGTTAATGCTAAAAACTTAGATGTTTTAGAAGCATCTTCTACTGAATTGATTAAGGCTATTTCTCTTGGTGGAGTAAATCCGGAGAATTATACTTGGATGGGTTTTGCAGAAAATGCTTTTACAAAAACAGGAGTAAATGCAGATGTAGTTGCAGGAAGGGGTGCACAATCTCCTACTTACGGTCAGGAAAAGATGATTTTTCGTAATGCCAGTAGAATAATTGAAACAATGTATAATCGTTTTCACTCTTTTACTGAGTCTATTTTGAAGAAGTTTGCTTGGGGGATATTAACAGACCCTTCTGTTTATATTCCAGATATTATTAAGATACCTGGAGTTGGAGAACTGCCGGTTGTTCTTTCTCAGGCTGATAAAGTTGGAGATTTTTATGATTTGATTTTCAAAATAATTCCTTATTCAACACAGCGAATATCTCCAGAAGAGAAATATGCAAAAACTATGCAGTTTGCTACACAGTGGTTATTACCAACAATGCAAATTGCTGCTGCTCAAGGTGCTCAATTGGATATACCTCTTGTAACAAAGATTATGGCCTCTTATTTTGGTCTTGATAATTTTGAACATTATTATAAAACTGTTGTACCTACTAATGTTGATAATGCTCCTTTTATGATGTTTCCAAAGAAAAATAAATTTGGACAAACTTCTGACGCTTTTGGAACAAACCAACAAAACAGGGAAGCTAATTTTCAACAACAGCAGGAACGCACTGCTTTGGAGGAGGAAGAAGAATGAGAAAGAGATTTTTAATACCCTTGATGTTATCTTTTTTGTTATTGTTTAGTATTAAGATAAACGAATATATTCATCCTGTTTTTCCAGAAGCTGTTAAAATAAAAGTTCAAGGAATTTATTTTTCTGAATGGGGAGGAGGTTTAGAAAGTTGGGAAGGGTCTGCTGTTTTTATAGATGATAATTTATTGTTAACTGCTGGACATTGTGTAAAGGATGCAAATAATATAACTATTGTTTATGCAGATGGTAGAGAATGTAAAGCTGCAAGTTGGTATTTGCTTGATGAGTATATTACAGATTTAGGTATTATTAGGGTAGATACTCCTGAAATTGAACCGAAAGCAGTATTTTCTAATCCTAAAGTCGGAGAGAGTGTTATAGTTATCGGTAATCCATTTGGGTATTGGCCGGTAAGAACTGAAGGAATTATTTCTGCTGTAAATATAGATGAAGATTTTTTTGGTGAAAAGAATTTAGTTTTAACAGATGCTGCTATAAATCCAGGCAATTCAGGTTGCCCAGTTTATAATAAAAGAGGGTATATATTGGGTATTGTTGTGGGTGCAATTAGAGGAGCACAAGGAAATAACTTTATTGTACCTGCTAAAATTTGTAAAATTGTTATAGATAAATATAAAATAGAGAAAGAATTAGAGGAGATGGATTAAGTGTTTGAAAACATAAAATCAGGTGAATTTACTTTTTGTTCTGTATGTGGGAAAATTTGTCATTTAGGGCCAAAAGAGTTTATTTGTAAAAAATGTTCGTTTTCACATCCTATTGATAGGTGGGGAACTTTAACAGAAGAAGATTTTTTATATGCGAGTTTGGAATGTGATATATCTGATATTATAAAGAAATATAGACAAAAATTAAATGTTTTAAGAAACGAGGAATTAAAATGAGACTTAGAAGGAAAAAGAGAGGCAAGGGTAGTATTTCCAAAGCTACTGCTGCAAAAGAAGAGCACGAAAAAGTAATGAAAAAAACTCCTCCTGGCGAAGGAGGGCGTTTTGCACATTTGAAAAAAGTTTTAGGGAAACGAAAAAAGATTAAAACTCCTGGAGCTTTGGCTGCTTGGATTGGTCGTAGAAAATATGGTCAAGCCAGGTTTCAAAAAATGGCAGCAAGAGGTAGAAGGAGGAGTTAATTATGCCAGCAGTTAGTAAATCACAACAGATAGCAGCAGCTTTAGCTCTTGCAGCAAAAAGAGGGAAATTTCCTGTGGATAAACTTAAAGGTTCTGCTTTGAGTATGTATAATAGTATGACTGTGGAAGAACTTGAGCATTATGCAAAAACAAAAAGAAAGGGATTACCAAAGAGACTACGGAGGAAAAAGAAATGAAGAGAAAATGGGGACAGAAGATTTACATAGAATGGATTGATGCAATAGAAAAGTCAGGATGGAAGTCAACATCACAAGTGATAAAACCTGATGATGAAGTTTTGTGTTTTACAAATGCTTTTTATATTGGTGAAGATAAAAATTTTATAAAAACTGCTCATACAATAGGAAAAGATATTAAAAATGATGTTACTGGTATATTATGGATACCAAAGAAAACAATAACAAAAATTAAATAAGGGGAAATAAATGGCTGCTGCTTGTAATGTTTCTGTTATAGCTGAAGTAACTGGTCTTGGAAAAGAGCTTTCTTTTATAGAAAAGTTTTCAACTACAACTCCTGAAAAAGTAATGTATAATTATGACGAAATTGATACTGCTGAGGAGGAGGCTTTAGATGTTGGTCAGATTTTAGAAGATGGTGGTACTGTTGAATTTATTATAATAAAAAATCTTGATAGTACAAACTATGTTGAGATTGATTGTAATTATACTGCATCGACTTTTCGTGCAAATATTTATCTTGCTGCTGGGGATGTAGCAATGTTTAAGCCTTCCGGTACGGTTTATGCAAAAGCGAATACTGGTGCTGTTCTTGTAGAATATGTGGTAATTGGTAAAAATGCTGCATAAAATGCAGCAAAATTAGAAAAGGTAATTAAAGGGAATTAGTATGCCAAAATATACTGCCAGATGTATTGATTGTAAAAAGGTTTTTAATTATTTTTCTACTATTGCTGAAAGAAACAATTCACCTAATTGTGAATGTGGTGGTAAAACAAAAAGAGATGTAGAATCTGAATTATCAAATTCAGGCAATTTTAATGAACTTAATAAAGATAGAGAAAGATTATCAAATGCTCTTGCAATTTATCCTTCTCAATTAGAAGAAGCAAGAAAAGTTCATCCAGGGGCAGAATGGGTTAAAAAAGGACATAGGCTTTGTATGAAGATAAAGAATAGAGCAGAGAAATTACAGAGAATGAAAGAGCGGGGCTTTTGTGAATATCCGCCTAATCTTTTTGACCAGCTCCAAGGAGATTAAAATGTTATGTTCTAATTGTGGTAAAAAATTAACTAATAAACAAACATATTTTATTGTACAATCTTTTATTAACCATCGAAAGAAAGTATTAGAAAAAATAAAAAGCCCAGTATGTAAAAAATGTAAAGGAGATAGAAATGTATAATACCAAAGAGTGCCCTGTCTGTCATTGTAATTTCCGTCCAACGGAAAAAAATCCAGATAAATGTGATTTATGTACAAGGGAGGGAAGAGAACCTCCTCAACCAAAAAAAGATATTTTGGTTGAATCTTTATCTGAAAAGAAAATTCAAAGATTGATTGATGAGGCAATTGGGAGACATATTAAACAAGACCACGAAGTTGAAAAGAAAATTACATATAAAAAGAAATGTGTTAAATGTGGGGAGGATTTTGAAGCAAAAAGTACAGCGACAAAATACTGTGATATTTGTAAGAAATGAGGAGATAGAATATGTGTGAGCATAATAAGCTAATTGCGATAGATGATTATACGGGTATCCAAGGGAATTTTGAAAACAAAACTAATTCGCAAATCTGTGGAATGTTTGTTTATAAAAAATATAAATGTGAAGATTGTGGTAGAATTATAACAGTATTAAATGCCGTTGTTGAGGAGATAAAAAATGTCTGAAATAGAAAATCAGGAAACAGAGAATCCAGAAGTAGAAAGTCAAGAAACTGATATTGAAACAAAGGAAATTGAGGATATAGAGGAAGAAAAAACAGACGCAGAAAAAGAGGTTGAAGAAAAAGAGAATCTTGTTACTCGTTTAATAAATAAAGTAATGGGGAAAAAGGAAGAGGAGGAGAATGAGGAAGAGGGTGATTTTCTCCCTGATTCTTTTGTGGAAGCAGCAAGAAAAGCTGGGATGACAGACGAAGAAATTATTGAAACCTCTTCAGATTTTAGTGATGAAGAATTAGAGGAAATGGCTTCGCTTTTAGCAGAGATGGGGACAGAGGAAAGTTTGGAAGAGTCTGAGGAACTTCCAGAAAAGGAAACAGAGGAAGTAAAAGAAGTTTCTAAAGAGGATGCTTCTGAATTAGCAAAAATAAAGCAAGAACTTGACAACCTAAAGAAAGAATTAGGTAAAGTCAAAGAAGATGAAACTGAAAAGTTTCTCATTGATTTAGAGGATTATGCCAACAAAGCGTTTGATGAGGCAAGTAAGGATTTTGAGGTTTTTGGTTTAACAAAGGATTTACCAAAATTTACATCTGGCCCAAATAAAGGAAAATATCTTCCTTTAAGTCCGGCATTTCAGGCAAGAAGTCAAGTATATGACGTATATCTGAAATTTGTTCAGCTCGGACAAGAAAAAGAAGATGCAATGAAAAATGCTTTGGCTTGGTATAAAGGATTGAATTTGGAAAAAGATGTTGAAAGAAAGGCTATTCAAAGATTAAAAAAGAATGAAAAAAGACTTTCTGCAAAACATCAGGATAAGGATTTGGTAAGGGAATATGTGGATGAAGATGAGGCTAAAGCTGATATAGTAAGACAAATTGCAGCTAAAGCCGGTGTTAAGATGGATTAAAATTAGTGAGAAAGGAAAGGTAATACTATGGCAAGTCCAAGTTTTGAACAAGCGTTGGATATTAAGAAAGCTACACTTGAGGCTATTTTGAGAAAGAACCCTCCTCTGGCGACTTATGCTTATCCAACGTATCAATTTTTTAACACTTATTTTAAGGGAAATGTTCAGCAAACTGGTGGGGATGAATTAGTTGGTAATGTTACTCTTGCTTCAGAGGGTAATGTAACGACTGGTAGTTTTTATACTCCTGACTCTTTAGTGAAAAAGAATATCAATCAAGAATATAAATTGAAGTGGAGACGTTCTTCTGCTGGTATGCTTTATAGTTTGATTGAGCAGGATATTAACAAAGGCCCGTTGCAGATTTATAATACAACGGAACAACAGGAAAAGTCAATGATAAAGGATTTGGTTGAAGAAGTTATGTTAAGATGTGTTCTTGGGCCTACCAGTGCAACGGATACCGATAATCCTTATGGTATATCGAGCTGGCTTTCTCTTGGAACTACTGGTCAAACTGGTGGTTTTAATGGTTATTATGGCTGTTACAATGATGGAAATACTCCTGGCAATACTTTTGCGAAGGCTGGGGTTACTTGTACATCTACAGTCAATCCAGATTTTGCAAATTATTTTGCTGACCACGATGGTAACATTGATGATAGCTTATTGACTATTCTTGATTTAGCTAATTTGGAACTTAATTTTCAACCTCCTGTTATTCCAAGAACTTTGGAAATGGAAAGAGTTACTTTTGCAACCTATACTAATAAAAATGTTATTAGTAAATTAAATTCTTTTTATGCTAAATCAGATGATAATATGGGCTATCATCCTAATAGTCATTATGGTACTCCAACATTTAATGGTATTCCAATGGTGTATTGTCCACCTTTGAATACTGCAAATACTTCAGTTTATGGAACTGACCCTATTTTCGGGGTTAACCATAATGTATTGTATCCTGTGATTTTGAAAAACTGGAACTTTAGAGTAGTAACTCGTCCGGTTGCTGATAATCATACGATGGAAAGTTTGTTTATTGATTTGGTTTATCAGAATTGGTGCAATTCCAGTCCTAAATACGCAGGCTATTTAATTACGAACTCTACCGCAACTCCTTCGTAATAAAAGAGTTTATAAATGAATAGTAAAAATGGATTATTTGGATAATTGTTTAGAAAGAAAAGGAGAATAATATGTCTATTCCTATGACTTATGGAAACCCTCGTGCTCAAAGAATTAGAGTTTATTATGAGGGTACAGATACTTTATATGAAGGTAGCCCAGTTTGTTACAACTATGATACTACCAGTAACTGGTATGGAGTAGATACTTATGATAATTCGGAAAGTTCCACAACTACGGATGGGTATCAAAATGAAGGTAAGTATCTACGAGTAGAAGTACCTTCTGCGGACAATGCTGAATTTTTTGCTGGTGTTGTGGCTGAAGGTTTTGGTGGTATTACGAATCCAGGTTTGATTGATATTTATGTTCCAAATGGGGCTATTGTTCCTGTTTATACAGATAAGAGCATTACGATAAAAGACCCATTATATCTTGAACACGGGGAAATTACTCTTGTAAATGCGACACAAGTTGGTATGGGTGTTTGTGTTGCTGAAGCAGTTGAGACCGTTGACCGTTCAAGTACAGCAGGTGTTGTATTGGCGAGATTGCACGAACCCTCTGAAAGAACTGTTTATAATGGAACTCTTGGAATTGCTCCAAGTGAGGCTCTTTGGGAAGATTGTCCTTGGGAAGAAATAGAGAGAAATCCTGGTCTCGGTATCGTCTATTTCAACGATTTTATGGGTACGGAAAATCTTGCTTCAGGCGAAGGTTGGACAATTACTCAAGTTACATCTGGTACAATGTCTTTGCTTGCTGCTGAGGGTGGAGCATTGCACGTTGATTCAGGTGGACACGCTTCGGCAGATGATGGTGTTCAAGGACAGTTGTTGAATTGTAGATTTCTTCCTGCTGCTGGCAAAACTATTTGGTTTGAGGCCAGAGTTAAGATGAATGACGCAACTGACCAGTATTATATTGGTCTTGCTGAAACTGATACTACTCTTATTGATGGTGGTGTAATAGATGATGCAAGTGATAAATGTGGATTTTTCCATCACGCTGCATCTACTGATAATAAGATTAGTTGTATTTGTTCTCGTGCTGATGCTGATGAAACTACCGCTAATGTTGCAGATAATACCGATGGTACTTATATGACAGTTGGTTTCAGGATTTCAGGTTTGACTTCTGTTGAATTTTATGTTAATGGTGTTTTGGTAGAAACCAGTTCAACTACTACAAAGATTCCTAATTCTGCTATGTGTTTAAGTGTTGTTGCTCAAGTTGAAGCAACAGATGAAGATGCTGAAATGGATATTGATTGGGTAAAGATTGCACAGTTAGGCGCAAGAGCATAATTTTTAGTCAGCAAATTTATTTTTAGGAGACAGTTATGTTAATAGATTTTAGTAGTAAGTTTTATGATTTAGATGGAGAGGTAATAAAGGATAAAGACAAGGAGGTTACGCTTGGTTCTGTTTGTGCAAATGCTCTTTTAGTTCCACAAAAAGAAGAAGAAGGAGCAATTAAGGCTAATAAATATGATTTAGCCTTGAAGGTTTATAAAGCTTCCGAAGTTGAGGTATCCGCCGAAGATGTTGTTCTTCTAAAGAAGGCAATAAATAAGGCTTATGCTCCTCTTATTGTGGGCCAGGCGTTTAGGATGTTAGAATAATTATTTTTGAGACGGAGATTCTCTGTCTCCTTAGATTTGGTTGGAGGCCCGAAAGGGCTTCCTTCCAAATCGTTTATGAGGGATAAGAATGAGTAGTTTGCGACTAACATTTGAGGATGTGTATAATAGAGTATCTGAGTTTTTGGGTTCAGGTTCTGCCCCTTCGGATTCTGATGTTTTAACCTCTGTTAAAGAGTTAACCTATCGAGGTTATCGTAGATTCCTTTTTCCTATTGACCCTGAAACAAAATTTCCTTATTATTGGAGTTTTTTAAGAAAACAAGCTACTTTAAAAGTAGAAGATGGAAAATGGGTTTATCTTCTGCCTGATGATTTTGTAAATCTTGTAAGTGGTTTTAAGTTTATTACTGGAGAGGATAAGGATAATCCTGAACTTAGAAGCGAATCTCAAATACTTGGTATGCGAAGTGAGTCTATTGCTGAAGGAACGCCTTCTTATTATGCAATAAGACCTTCGACTTATGAACGTACAGTAGGTCAGAAACAGGAAGTAATTTTTTGGAAAACGCCTGACGCTTCTTATGATTATTCTTATACATATATTTTTGACCCTGAAAAGCCTATCGATACTACTGATGTATTTGTTGGAACTGCCAGAGTTTCAGAGATAATTTTGCAATGTGCTTTAGCTGCTGCTGAACTTCAGGAAGATGAAGAAGTAGGCCCACAAGAAGCTAAAGCTGCTGAAATGATAAATGCTTTAATGATACAGGATAAGGCTTTCCCTCGAATGTATGACCCTAATCTTTATACTGGAAGGACATAATGGCAAAACTAAGTTTAACATTTTCTGATATATACAAAGAAGTTGCTGAATTTCTTGGTTTTACTGATTCCCCTACGGATGCTGATAAAAAGAAAGTTAAGAAGATAGTCTGGAGGGGGTATAGGAATTTTTTATATCCTCTTGATATTACAGGTAAATTACATCACTGGAGTTTTCTGAGTAAGCATTATACTTTCACAACTAATAGTGAATGGAAATATGCTTTACCTGACGATTTTTCAGAGATATTAACTGACCCTGTTTTTGATAAAGATACAGGCTATCCTCAATTAACTAAAGTTGATGGAAATTGGATAATGCGAAAAAGGGCAGCAGCAGAATATAGTACTTATCCTGAATATTATGCAATTGTTTCAACTGGATATAGTTTGGAAACAGGTACAAAATATGAAATGTGGTTGTACCCTACTCCAAATCAGGGTTATTTACTTTCTTTTTTCTATCGTTTTGACCCATCGAAACCAGAGGATGTAACTAATTTGTTAGTTGGTGGGGTGAGATTAAGCGAAGCTATATTAGAGTCGTGTTTAGCTGTGGCTGAACATCAATATAAAGGGGAGCTTGGAATACATAACCAGTTAGCAACCGAACTAATTAGAAGGATGGTTGTTGCTGATAAGGTAATAAATGGTAGTTATATTGGAAATTTATATGGGCCTCATTTAATTTGGCCTCGTGATTACAATACGATTTCAGATGTGGACATCACAACTGAAAATATGTACAGTGGAGATTGATTAAACTAAAACATTTAATGGAGAAAAATTATGTCTGTTACGAATTATTTTGAGACAAGACGCAAAGCATACGATTTTCGTACGAAAGCGGTTACCGCTGATTACACTACAAGAGCGGGTGGAACAAGTGATGATTTTGTTGAGGATAGAGTAATTACTGTTAGTGATGCTCCCGAGAATTTTACTATTACTGTTTCTGATGGTGTTTATGAAGGCCAGAGGTTATTGATTACAATTCTTTCTAATGACAATTCAATAACGGTAACTGTAACCACAGATACTGGAGATGATTGCACATTAGATACTGCTGGGGATTATGTTTCCTTGGAATGGGTAAATGACACTGCTGGTTGGCAAGAAATACATAGTGAAAAGGCTTCGTAAAGGAGGTAAAACGTGAGTAAATATGAGAATACAGATTGGACAAGAGTGCCGTCAAGTGGAGGCTCTAATAGAGTAACCATACCAGCTTCTCCTTATCAGATAAGAGGTGGTTCAGGCGAAGATGGGTCAGGAAGTATTCCTTGCAAAGAATGTATTATGGTTGCTAAATCAGGAAGTTCAAATATCAGGGTTCGGATTGATTCTGCTTGTACAGCAACTACTGGGATACCAGTTCCAGAAGAACTATTAGCTAATGAAAATACGATGTATCTACGATTACCAATAGATGATTTGAATCGTCTTTATTTTATTGGTGAAGCTGAAAATGATGTGGTTGACATCTTATACTGGAGCTAACAATGGCTAAAAAATTTACAAGACAGGAGTTAAAAGAGTCATATTTGAAATACTGGAAAAAGCAAAAAGATTTGGGAGTTCCGCCGACCTTAATTTTTTCTTGGTCAGAATGGCTTAAGCAACTTGAAAAAGAACAAGGAATAAAACTTCCTCCAAGAAAAATAAAAAAACGAACCATAAAGTCTCTTTACATTAGACCTAAAACAGAGAAAGCTCTAAAGGAGCTTAGACGAAGAAGGCTCAGGAGGAAAAAGTAATACCCAAAGGAACTCCAGTAGATTTATATGAGGAAACTTTTATGATTGTTGAACTAATACCTCCAATAAAGGGTTTATCCAAAGGATTCCCTGTAAATAGAGAACAGCCAGGGACATCTGGTTATATGAATAATGTTCGTCCTCGTGATGTACTGGAGAAAAGGATTAGATTAGGTCAAAGGCCTGGATTGGATAAATGGGGTACAGGTAGAGTAGGCGACACAGATAATCCAATAGTTTATATGTGTACTATTACGAGTGTGAGTTAATGAGTAGTCCTGTAAGACAATATTATACTGGTTCATACGACTATCATTTTACCGTTAAAGAATCAATAGGATATAGATGTGCTCAACAATTTACGGTTGAAACCTCTCACGAAATAGATAGAGTACGGATGTACGTTGGTGAAAATTGTGCTGAGGACAAAAAATTATATTGTGATATATGCAGAGTAGATGGAAATGGACATCCAAGTACTGTTATAGGTACTGCTTCTGTTGGAGCTAACGAAATTGGTCTTATATATAAATGGGTCGATTTTTATTTTTCCCCTGTTGTGAAGGTTTATGCAGGAAAACAATATACTTTAACTTTAAGGACAACAGCAGGAGGACTTTTTAGTATTTCGTATGATGATACTTCTCCAACTTATTCTGGTGGTTATGCTCTTTCAAGCCACGATAGCGGAAGTACTTGGACAGATGAGACTGATATTGATATAAATTTTTACGAATATGGTGAAGAGATTACACCAGCAGACTCGCAATATCCAGGTGAAGGTGGTGGTTTCATTGGTAAATATGCAAAAAGACTAATAGCTGTAGCAAATAATAAGATTTACTATGAGAATATATAATGTCAGTATCTCTTACAGAACAAGGTCAGAAGAAGCGGCTTGTAGTAGCTGGAAGTGATTTAATTTATTATGAGGATGTAGATGTGGCAGCCGGAGATATGGTAGAATTAGATACAAGTAGTGGACCAATAGATACTACTGAACAATTGATAATATTTGAAGCTTTTCAGAAAGGGTTTGTAGTTAATGGTTCAAATTTAAAAGTAATTGATTTTATAAACACCAAATTATCAACTGCGGATGTTAGACCCAATGATGAAACTAATGTTGCTCCGATGAAAGGGACAATCCTTACAGGTGAAGGTGGTGCTACTATGATTGTGGATTATTGTAATGCTAATGATGGAGCTGCGTTAATTTATGGTTATGTTACCAGTGGAACATTTCAAAGTGGTGAAGTTGTTACAGGGACTAATGCAAGTGGAACTCCAACAGCAGTAAGTTTTACAACTGACGCTGCTCCTGTATCTCCCCCTCATTGGTATGATTGGACAGAATATCCTACTATTGGTGGTATTTCTTATGGTTCTTTGCCGAATAAAGCATATTTAGGTTGTAGATATTGTGGGAGATGTGTTTTAAGTGGAAATCCTGAATATCCCAATCAGTGGTATATGTCGAGGCAAGCAAATCCTTGGGATTGGGCTTATGCTGCTAATGATGCTCAGTCTCCAGTTGCGGGTCAAAATGCTGATGCTGGAGAAATTGCAGATATTGTTAAGGCTTTAATTCCTTATGGTGATGACTTCTTAATGTTTGGTTGTGCTAATTCAATTCAAGTTCTAAAAGGAGACCCTTGCTTTGGTGGTGGCCCTATTACTGAGTTAAGCTCTACTGTTGGGATATTTGGTGCTCAAAGTTATTGTTTTGATGATAATGGGAATTTATATTTCTTTGGTACAGATGGTATTTATATGTCTCCCCTAACAGGAGGTGGGCCAGGAAATCCTATATGTATATCTAAATCAGCTATTCCTGATATTATAGATGATAATTCTATTGATGCTGATACTCATAGAATAACAATGGGTTATGATAGAGAAAGAAACGGACTTTTAATTTGTATTACTTTAATAACAGATGGCTCTAATTCTAATTATTTTTATGACCTTAATATAAAAGGATTTTATCCTGAAAGTTATCCTGATGAATGTGGCGCATATTCTATATTCTATTATCCTCATAATGATGAAACATATAAAGGGCTTTTATTAGGATGTAAGGATGGGTATATTAGAGTTTTTGACGATTCTGCAAAAGATGATGATTCAGGAGAAACTGACACTGCAATAGATTCTTATGCAGTTTGGCCTATTCATCAAATGGGGGAAGATGATAAAGAAGGGAAACTTACTTCTCTGACTTTTGAATTAGCTGGTGGTGGAACAAGCGATACATTTGGAGATACAAATACAGTAGATTATGAAATTCACGTTGGAGATGATGCAGAAACTGTATTAGAAACTATAATAGATGGAGGAACTGCGAGGGAGTCGGGAACATTGACGGGCGTAGGAGATACTGATGGAAAGTCCAGACACAAAATTAGAAAAAAAGTAAGGGGGGCTTATTTAGGATTAAAACTTGGGAACGATACAGCTTCCGAGACTTGGAGTGTCAATCGTGTACTTGCTAATATAAAGCCGAAAGGAAAGATTAAATAATGGCAAATATTTTAGAATCTTTATTAAGTAAGGTAGAAGAGAGAGAAGCTGCTGCAAGAGCAGCTAACATTGCAAGACAACAGAAAGTAGAAGCTATTTTTGATGAAATAATTGGCAGGTTTCGTCCTGGCGGTGCTTATGGCGCAGGAATGGAAGCTCAAATTGCAAGAGGTAAAACAAGAGATGTTGCTGCTGCTATGCAGCAATTGGTAAGTTCAGGACTTTATGGTACTACTTTAGCTGCTGGATTGCCTAAAAAATGGGAAGAGGAAATTGGTATGCCTGCCCGCCAGAAGTTAGAAGATATAAGAATGGAAAGACTTACTCAAGCTCAAATGGGAAAAGCAGGGTTTCTTGAGAGGATACAAGAACCTTATCCTGATTATATGCCATTTATGCAAGCTGCTTCTGCTATGGGACAAGCTGCTGGTTATGGGGGTAGAATAGCTGGTGGTAGAACAACCACAAGAATAGTAGAACAAACCCCATCTCCCTGGGAAGCTGGTTTTATGGGAGGCGGCTGGTCTCTTGGAGAACAACCTTGGGAACAACGAGGATATGGTGGAATATCAGGCGGTATAGGCGCTGTTCCACAAGGTGCTGTCCCGCAAGGTGCTGCTCCACGGGGAGTAACTGTTGGACGTTATGGAGAAGCAGAACCTGAAACCCCTCGTATGGATATTGATTTTGAGAGTAAAGAAACTGCAACAGGATATACTGGTGCTAAACCTTTAAGTTATTCTGATTGGATAAGAGGCCCTGGATTACAAGGATTTAAACTTTATGGTAAGGGTGCTTCTGACCCACGAACAAAAAAAGCATATCTTAAATATATTGAAGAATTTAAGAAAAAACATCCTGAATATGTTCGATATATTGAGGCGGGAAGGTCGCAAGCATCATCTTCTCCAGCAACATCAACAGGAGCTTATGGTAGAACAAGATTAGGATATTAAATGAGTTTATTACCATTAGTCAAAAATGAAGATTGGAATGCAGTAAGACGTAATTTTCAGCTCCTATCTTCAAGTTTAAGAATAGGGCCAGACGCTGAACCTACGTTTGCTAATTTATCTTTAACTGGACTAACTGCATCAAGATTATTATCATCAGATACAAACAATCTTTTAACATCAACTGATTTAGCTTCCTGGGTAACTGAAACATCAAATCAGGTTCTTGTTGCTGATAATGGGGATGGGACGATTACCCTTTCTACGCCTCAAGATATTCATACTGCTGCTACTCCTACCTTTGCGGGATTATCTATATTAAGTAGTGGAGATGCTAAAGGAACTTTATCCTGTACTAATTCTACGATAACCTCAGATACTACTTTTACAGGTTTAACTCTTGATTATACCAAAACGTCAGGGACGGGCGGTGGATTTACAGGGATAGAGTTAAGTTTAGTTCATAATAATAACGCTAATTTAAGTAACTTATATGCTTTAAATGTTGCAGTAGATTTTCAGCAGGGAACTTTAACAGGAGAGTCATATCTCTTTTATTTTAGTGCCCAGCAGAGCGGCGGAACGATAGAAGATGATATTTATTGTCAACATAATGTTATAAACTTTACTACTGGCTTGTTAGAAGACGATGCTCACGGATTTTATCAGAGGGTTGGTGTTGGCTCGTCTCATTCTGGAATTAGTGGTAATTTATATGCCTGTGAGTTGGAGGCTTCGGATGTTTATGATAAAGTATCCGGCTCGGTCTATATTTTATATCTGAAAGGCAATCACGTCGATTATGCCATCTGGGACGCCTCCGGTGCTAACTGGGCTTTGGATGGAGATAACCAGAAAATAATTTTCGGTGAAGGGCAGGATAACGAAATCTATCACGATGGTACTGATTTTGTTCTTGACCCTGGCTCAGGCTCGGTTAGTATAACCGGCCCTTTAACGGCCACAGGAGCAGGTCATTTCGGAGGTGCTTTAGATACCGACAGTACTTTAGTTGTTGACGGGACAGTAGCGGTAGGAACAACACTTGATTCTACAAAAAATCTTAATGTTTATAGCTCCGGCAATACGATAACACGGGCGGCAAATCTTAGTGTAAATTATAGTGGTACAAGCCAAAGCTGTTACGGCGTCTATTGTCAAGCTCTTGGTCGTCAAGATGCTTCTCAAGATAATCCTCGTGCCTACGGTGCGAGATTTCAGGGCATAAACTACCGGATGAAAGACCAAACGGGACTTGCTGGTACTTATGGAGGAGATTTCAGGGCACAAGATTATCAGAATACGGTTTATGGTACTGCTGGTGGTACTTATCAGTTTTATTGTGGTTATTTTTATACTCCGAACGCAGCAGGCGATTGGACAACTTACGACCCGACTGTAAAAACCTATCGTTTATTCCTAACAGGAACTCCAACCGGATTCGGTGATAACCATACGGATTATGCAATATATTCGGCAGGCGGACAGTCTATTCACGCTGGTAATGTAAGAATAGGCTCGACCACTGACCCTGTTCGTACTCTGGATGTTACGGGGGATGCTACTTTCGGTGATGGTGGTACTACCGATTATGTCAAGTTTGATACTGATGGTAAGCTTACTTTATATGGTACGGCGAGAGTAGAAAGCCACCTTAGAATACCAGCACAGCTATTCAAAAAAGTTGTAGGTGGCAGTCCACCAGGAGAGACAATGGAAGGAATTATACCTACTGTTGACTTTGATGATTCGACAAATGAGCAGGCTTATTACGTTGAGGTTTCTCCGTTTAAAATGGATACTACAGTAGATATTGAAATAGAAATAGATTGGATGTTTGATACCAATCAGGCTGACGATACAAAAA